AGCGCCATCCAGATCGCCTCTGGCGCGGGCGCTGCGGCCACGGCGGTTGGCGCACTGGACGGCTACGCGCAGCTCGTTGTCATTGGTCTGGCGTTCGTCATCATCGTTGCCGGCGCGTGGGTTATGCGTGAGCGCATCCGAAAGTGGGTCCGGGAGACATCCTCATGATCTGGCTGCGTTGGGTCTTTTTGCCGGTGGGGCGCTGGCTGGCGGCTATTGGCGCGGTGCTTTCCATCCTGTTAGCGGCCTATCTCAAGGGGCGTCGAGAGGGCAAGGCAGCCTTAGAACAAGATCAGGCGCGAGAGCGCGAGCGGAGGGCGAAAAATGCGATTCAAGCTGACGATGCTGTGCGCCGCGACATTGCTGCTGGTGGGCTGCTCAAGAACGACGGGCACCGGCGGGATTAACGAGTGCGATTTCTGGCGGCCAGTCTCTTGGAGCCAGAAGGACACGCCTCAAACAATCACCGAAGTGAAGATCAATAACGCCAAGCGGGCGGCGTGGTGCAAGTAGCCAAAATCGTGTAAAGTCAAGCAAAATCGGCGGGATCACCATGACGACAGGCTTAACCTACACAACATACAAGTCGCAGATTGCGACGATGGCGGTCGTCGAGGAGTCAGATCCCAACTTTCTGACCATCCTGCCCATGATGATTGATTACGCCGAGCTGCGGATGTACCGCGACTTGGACTTCCTGTTTACCTCCACCACGAACAGCACGCAGACTTGCGTTGTCGGCAACCGGCAGATCTCTGTTCCGGTGGGGACATTCGTCGTCACCGACCAGATCAACGTGATCTCTCCCGCCGGCACGGTGAACCCCGACGCCGGCACCAGAAACCCGCTCCTGCCGACGACGAAGGAGTTTCTTGATGCGGTGTACGGGACGCCAACCGCTCCCGGACTGCCCAAGTATTACTGCGCCTTCAACGACAACGTGTTCCTGATCGGCCCGTTCCCGGATCAGGCGTACCGCGTCGAGATCACGGGCACCTTCAGGCCGGCGTCGCTGTCGGTCAGTACCCCGACGACGTTCATCAGTCAGTATCTGCCCGATCTCTTCGTGATGGCGTCGATGATTTATATTTCGGCGTTTCAGAGGAACTGGGGCAGACAATCAGATGACCCTCAAATGGGCTTGTCTTATGAAAGTCAATATCAAACTCTCTTAAAGGGTGCTGCCGTGGAAGAAGCGCGTAAAAAGTACGAGGCTTCGGCTTGGTCTTCACAATCTCCTTCGCCCGTTGCAACACCGACAAGGTGAAAGCATGCCTATCTGTAGCAAATGCAAAACCGAATTTAATTTAGAAAGATTTGCGCGACGTGGCGGCGAGTATCGAGGTATTTGTCGTTCGTGCCATTCAGAGAATCAATTGCTATGGGCTCGTGCGAACAAAGAAAGCCGCAAGGCTTCAACTCACAAGTATTACGCGAAAAAGGTTGGTAAGCATCCCGACGAATGTATCAGAAAGCATATTGATCCAGTTGAGGCTGCCGCTCTAAAAAAAATTAAAGCCCGTGCTGACTATGTTAAAAATAGACAAAGATACTTGGAGAGAGCAAAGCAATACGCTCAAGCTCACAAGGAAAAAGTATCTCGCTATCAATCCGAATGGCGTCAGATAAATGCGGAGCAAAAGAAAGAGAACGACAAAAAGTGGCGCATGGCCAATATGGCCAAGCTAAATTCCTATTACAGCGCCCGCAGAGATCGGCGTCGCGCTGCTGAGCCCTCATGGCTGTCAGCGATTGAGCAGGCTCAGATTCAAGAGATGTACGATGTGGCGGCTGCCCTCACCACGCAAACTGGTGTAAAACATCATGTGGACCACATTCATCCGCTAAAGGGTGGTGGGTTCAGTGGCCTTCACGTTCCGTGGAATCTTCAAGTGCTTAGAGCAGCCGAAAACTTGAGCAAGGGTGCTCGCCTTCCCGCGAATGAAGCTCACTTGGCGTGGGGAGGGTGATGCATGCCCCATAATTCCTTGAAATTGATCCCCGGCGTTGATACCAACAAGACCCCGGCCCTCAACGAGGCCGCGATCTCAACGACCAGCTTTGTGCGGTTCATCCCAGACCGCACGCTCGGCGGGCTGGTCCAGAAGCTCGGTGGCTGGACGAAATTCTTTCCAAACCAGATCGGCTCGACCATTCGCGCCCTGTGGGCGTGGGAGGACATTAACTCCAATTCGTGGCTTGCCGTCGGAGCAACGCAGTCCCTGTCGGCTATTGTTGACAACGGCGCTAAGACGATCACGCCCCAGACGACAGACGCGTCCACGTCCATCGCCGTGACGGGCGCGTCGTGGTCTGCTGGCATCGCGACGCTGACATTCTCAACTTCGTTTCCGTTTCAGCCGGGGACAACTGTTGTCGTGAGTGGCGTCAGCCCCTCCGGATACAACGGAACGTATGTCCTGACGACTGGCGGCTCTGGGAGCATATCCTACGCCATAGCGTCAAATCCGGGCGCATACGTAAGCGGCGGCACGATTGTCAGCGCACAGGGCGCTCCCGTGTCGTTCAGTACAACAACGGGCAGTTCTACCGTTATTATCGACGACACGGGAAGCGCGTTGGACGCCTTTGATGTCGTTGACATCAAGACACAGGTGAGCGTTGGCGGCCTGATCCTTTTTGGGCTGTACCGCGTCACTCCGATCTCAGCAAACCAGTATTCCATTCAGGCGCGCGACGTTCTGGGCAACCCAGCATATGCGACATCGCCCGTCACTGGCGGCGGAGCCGTGCCATCGTTTGCATTTAGCACAACCAACCCTTCTACCGTCACCGTCACGCTTGCCAACCATGGGCTTCAGGTCGGCGACACGTTCCCTGTTCTGATCCCTGTCGTCGCTGGCGGCGTCACCATCAGTGGAAACTATCTGGTCCAGTCTTTGGACAGCGGTTCTCCGGCCAACATCTTCACTATTCAGGCGGCCAATTCGGCGATCACAACACCGACGCTCACGGCGTCTGGCACGGGGTCTGTCGCAACTTTGACCTTTGCCTCGACATACATTGCTCCCGTGGGAAGCACCATTGTCGTGGCTGGCGTGACGCCGGTCGGCTACAACGGCACCTACACGGTTACGCGCTCCTCGGCGGGCAGCGTCTCTTACACCAACGCGACGACAGGCGCTCAGACTGTTGCCGGAACAATTTTCGTCAGCGTTGCGCGAGAGAACAACAACCTCGCCGGGTTGGTTTATTTCAACGGTGTTGGGCCTCTTGCAATCAACTCCGGTTACGGCGTCGGCGGCTATGGAACTGGCGGCTACGGCTCTGGCATTCCGCCCGCCTCTGGAACAGGCACGCCGATAACAAACATAACCGATTGGTCTCTTGATAACTGGGGCGAGACGCTGATTGCGTCGCCTCTGAATGGGCCAATTTATGAGTGGTCTCCGTCAGCCAATAACCCCATAGCAACCGTCATTCCAGAAGCGCCTCAGATCAATGAGGGCGTCTTTGTGGCGATGCCGCAGCAGCAGATCATTGCTTATGGCAGCACGTTTAACGGCGTGAAAGACGCTCTCCTGATCCGCTGGTGCGATGTCGCCAACTACAACTCGTGGGTCGGGCTGGTCACCAATCAGGCCGGCAGCTACCGGATACCCAAGGGCTCTCGCATTGTTCAGGGTATTCAGGGGCCGCAGCAGGGCCTGATCTGGACGGACCTCGCCATCTGGGCGATGCAGTACGTCGGCCCACCCTACGTCTACCAGTTCAACGAACTCGGCACCGGCTGCGGTCTGATTGGACGCAAGGCCGCCACATCAGTGAATGGCGTGGTCTACTGGATGGGCCAGAGCCAGTTCTTCCGGCTTGCCGGTGGTGGCGTTGAGCCCATTCGCTGCCCCGTTTGGGACGTGATTTTCCAAGACTTGGACACAAACAACCTCGACAAGATCCGCGTTGCGCCCAATTCCCGCTTTGGCGAAATCTCGTGGTTCTATCCGACCAAATCAAACGGCGGCGAGGTCAGCCACTACGTCAAGTACAACTTCCTTCTCGACCAGTGGGATTTCGGAACGCTCGCCCGGACGGCTTGGATCAACGAGAGCGTCCTCGGTCCTCCAATGGGCGCTGCTCCCGACCAGTTCATCTACCAGCACGAGACATCGACGGACGCAGACGGTCAGGCGATCAACGCGAGCTTCCAGACGGGCTACTTCGTCCTGACGGAAGCGAACGTGAAGATGTTTATTGACCAGATTTGGCCGGACATGAAGTGGGGGTACTATGACGGAACGCAGAACGCGCAGGTTCAACTGACGTTCTTTGTGGCCGACTATGCCGGCCAGACGCCCCTCCAGTACGGACCGTTCCTCATGACGCAGGCGACCACGTTTTTGACACCTCGTTTCCGTGGCCGCCTCGTTTCGATTAAGGTCGAAAGCAACGACATCGGGTCGTTCTGGCGTCTTGGAAATATCAGGTATCGCTTCCAAGAAGATGGAAAATACTAATGGCGTCGCTTGGAGACATCCTCACCACTCAAAAGAATGGCGTCGTCGCCATCAACAACATATTTCAGGCGCTCTCCGCTCTGAACCCGACCGTTACTTCGACGACCGTCACATCTTCCACCCTCATTCTTGCTGGTAGCGGTCGCTTGATTTCGTTCTCGGTCGTTGTGGCCGGCAGCGCAAACGGCCTGATCTATAACGCTGGCACGCCCTCCGGGGGCACGGCTGCAAACGCTCTTGTCGCAACGCCCACCACGGTCGGTGTCTATGCGGCAAACATGGTTTTCACCAACGGGCTGGTGATTGCTCCGGGCACGGGACAGTCAATCAACGTCACCTACTCACAGGGGTAAGAGATGCCGCTCAAGAAGGGTTCATCTCAGAAGACGGTCAGCTCCAACATCTCAGAGCTGGTTCACTCTGGCCGCCCCCAGAAACAGGCGATAGCCATCGCCCTGAAGACAGCGCGGGAGGCTCGCGCCATGGGCGGCATGTCTCCCCCGAAGCCGCAGACACCCGCCGCCTCAAAGCTGCACGTCGGGCCGATTCATTCGCCGGTTGCCGGGCGCACCGACCACCTGCCGATGCACGTCCCGTCTGGCTCGTATGTGATCCCCGCAGATATTGTTTCTGCGCTCGGCGAGGGAAACACGATGGCGGGGTTTCGCACCGTCAAGACGATGTTTAACAAAGCGCCAGCCGGCGCATATGCCGAGGGCGGGTCTGTTGGCGAGCCTGTCGCCATTGTTGCGGCTGGCGGCGAATATGTCCTGACGCCGGACGAGGTCGCGTGGGCTGGTGGCGGCGACATGGACGCCGGCCACAGGGCGCTGGACCAATGGGTGAAGCAGACCCGAGCGGAAACCATTAGTACGCTTAAAAAGTTACCGGGGCCTCGCCGTGACTGAGGCAAGTAAGGGGAGAACTATGGCCAACGAACTAAAGGTCTGGGTGGGCACACCAGAAGACGTGTACGACATCATGGATCTGGCGCTCGCCGCATGTAACGAAAACGGCTTCGTTCAGCCCAATCCAGAGCGCCTTCTGGCCGAGATCTGGCCAGCCCTCAATCGAGACAAGGGGATCGTGGGCATCGTCGGCGTTCCGGGGCAGAAGCCGCAGGGGGCCATTCTTTTGCGAATTGGCAACATCTGGTATAGTGATGAGGCAATACTTGAGGAGCGTGCCGTTTTTATTCACCCAGATTTTCGAGCCGTCAAAGGCGGGAGAGCCAGAAAGCTCTGTGAATTTGGGAAGAAGGTGGCCGATGAGTTGGGGATTCCGCTGACTATTGGCGTCCTCTCTAATCACCGGACAGAGGGGAAGATCCGAATGTACGAGCGGATCTTCGGCAAGCCTTCCGGGGCTTACTTTTTATATGGCGTTCGGACTGGCGAGTGGCGCGAGGCGGCTGAGTAAGCAGAGGGGCTAATATGAGCGGCGGCGGAAAGACCCAAACAGCTACCCAGCAGGTTCAGATCCCGCCAGAGGTTATGGCGCGTTACAACGCCGTTAACACGCGAGCGGAAACCGCTGCCGCCCAGCCCTTTCAGGCTTACAGTCAAGACCCAAGCGCATTCGTTGCGCCACTGACCGCGACGCAGCAGGCCGGCATCCAGAACATCAACAGAGCGGCTGGGATGACCCAGCCGTACTTCCAGACTGCGGCTGACCTTACTATGGCCGGCTCGCAGGATGTCGGGCCGCTGACGCAGCAGCAGATTGGCTACTACCAGAACCCGTTCACGCAGTCGGTCGTCGGCTCCACGTTGGCGGGCCTTCAGCAGCAGCAGGGGCAGCAGCTTGCTCAGCAGCAGGCCGAGGCCATCAAGGCTGGAGCGTTTGGTGGCGACCGGGCGGGCATCCAGCGCGCCCAGCTTCAGGGCCAGCAGAACCTTGCCACGGCGCAGGCTATCTCGCCGCTGATGATGCAAGGCTATCAGCAGGGCGTTCAGACGGCCATGGGCCAGCAGAACGTCCTCGCGCAGGATCTCCAGCGCCAGTTGGCTGCCGGCCAGCAGCTCGGCGGCCTCGGCGCTCAGGGGCAGCAGGCGGCATTGGCCGGCGCGCAAGCTCAGCTTGGCGCGGGCACTGCCGAACAGCAGACGGAACAGGCCGGCAAGCAGGCTCTCTACAACCAGTTCCTTCAGGAGCGCGGCTATCCGTTCCAAGTCGCGCAGTTCCTTGCGAACATTGCCATGGGCACGGGCGCTCTGTCGGGTTCGACTACGCAGACGACGCAGCCCGCTCCGTTCTTCTCGGACGAGCGCGAAAAGACCAACATCCAGCCGCTCGGCGATGGCCTGTACGCCTACGACTACACGGCGGACGTTGAGGCCGCCGAGCGTGAGGGCCGCCCGATGCCGCCCAAGCGCGTCGGCCCCATGGCGCAGGACATCGAGGAGCGCGCCCCCGGCCTCGTTGGCGACGTGAATGGCCACAAGGTGGTCGATATGAACTCCATGGGCGGCCTCGTTGGCCGCTCTGGCGCATATGCCTCTGGTGGGGCCATAGTGGCCCCCGCAGATATGCAAGCCATCTTGGCAGCTATCGGGCAGCCGCTTGCATTCTACGGCGGCAAGGGCGGTCAGGGGCTTGGCTCTGGTGGCGTCGGCGCGGCTGGCTACATCCCTCAGTCGCAGGTTGCGCAGCCAAAGCTCGTTACGGCTGGTAGCCTGCCGCAGCAGCGCCCGTCCGGGCTCAGCGAGGCTCTTGATACGGGATCGAAGATCGCCGGGCTCGCCAAGACGGGCAAGGAAGCGTTTTCTGGCGCGCAGAAATTCGTTTCTGGCCTTGGCGGTGCAGAAGCTGGCCCCTCTCGCGCAGCCCCTCCGGCCCCGAAGGGGGCTGACAAGATCGCCGAAGCAATGCCGCAGGCAGAATGGGATACAAATAGGCTCTTCGGCTATCGCGGCGGCCTGATGCGAAATGATTACGCCATGGGCGGTGGCCTGCCTTACGCCACCGGCGACATGGGCGAAGATCCGTTGCAGAAGATTGGCGAGCCTGACGAACAGAAGCGCGAGCTGATGACGCCGGGTAAGCTGGGCGCTCCGGCTCCGGGACTTGGTAGTCAGCTTTTGGATGCTGGCTCCAAGGCTGCATCTATCGCCAGCATGGCGATGATGTTTTCCGACGCCCGCATGAAGGACAACATCGAGCCGGTCGGCGAGCTTTACGACGGTCAGCCGATCTATCGCTACAACATGAAGGGCTCGCCCAAGACCCAGCTCGGCCTCATGGCGCAGGATCTGGAGCACAATGGTCATAGCGACGCGGTCGCCGGCCTCGGCGGCCTCAAGATGGTCGATTACAAGCGCGCCACCGACGTGGCGGCGGGCCTCGCGCCTCGGCAGGGCTATCAAGAGGGCGGCACGCCCAGATCTGAAGATGAGGAGCGTATCTTGCGGGCACGGGAGGCGGGAAGATCACCGCCGCCGGGTGTCGCGAGCGGTGAGCGCCCTGTTGGCGGAGTGGTGCCTCCCGAGCAAATTCCTTCTCGCTCTCCTTATGCAACCCTAATCGGTGGCATGTTCGGTCGCGACATGAAGCCTGAAACAAAACAGGCTCTCACGTCCGAAAACCTCTGGGTTCCAGTTCTTGCCGGCATTGGATCAATGCTAGCGTCAAGGTCTCCGTATCTGGGCAGCGCGATTGGCGAAGGGCTCGTTGGCGGCACAAGTGCGTACACTGGCCTTCAGAAGCAGCAATCCGAGGCCGATGAGGCCAGCGCCCGGACGGGGCTCACGAACGTGCAGGCTGCTGGGGCGTCCATCAAATACGACGCAAGGGGCTTCCCGCAGGCTGTGCTTGTCTCTGATGGACGTGGCGGCATGCGCTACGTTCCTTTCTACGAAGTGCTGGAGAACCCTGACAGGTACAATCTCCTGCCGCAAACCCGGCGCGAAGTCGAACAGGCCGCACGCACGGCGAGCCCGCGTAGTGAAGCACCTCCTGCCGCTGTCAGCAGGCAACCTGTGCCCGCGCGAACGACGGCGGACACTCCTCCTCCCGCGCCCCCGCCATCCGGTGTACAGCCGGCGCGGGAGCCTCCCGCAACCGCAGGGGCCGCTCCGCAGGCCGCTGCTGCGCCTGCGGCTGCTCCGCCTGCCGCTACCCCGCCTGCCGCCACTGGCCCGGTCACGAGGGTCGGCGCAATCGAGATCCCGAAGGAGGGCGAGTACCGCATCGACGTGACCCCGGCGCGCGGCGGCATTTCGGACGAGTACATCCGCAGCGTGTTGCCTCCGGGTGTCAACATTAACAATCCGCGCGCCATTGAGGCGGCGATCAACACGGTGCCGAACCTGCGTGAGCGGGCGGAAAAAGAGGCGGCTATTGCTCAGTCTATTCGTGACGCGTCTCGCGGGACGGATCGTAGTCTCTCTGATTTGTGGTCTCTGGCCACGTCGGTTAACCGCATCAGCACCAATAACCTTACTGGAGAAGGCGCTGGGCAGGAGGCTCGCGCGGCTCTGGTGAACATCTACAATACGGCGGCCAAGATTGCAGGGCTCCCCGGCGCGCAGATTGATGTCGGTTCTGACATTCAAGATGCTCAAATCATCCGCAAGATCCAAGAGCTTGGGTCTGTGCAAATGGCTGCGCAGGGCGGATTTAATGCTGCGGCTGTTGCTACTTCAATCCGCAACGCAATGCCTAGCGGAAACCTCGACAAGGAGTCTGCCAACACCATCATCGCCAATATGTTGGTGGAGCTTCAGAAGGATCGCGACTTCGCTCGCTACTACGACGCCTATACGCGCCGCTATGGCACCGCACTGAACGTCTACGACAACTTTAACAAAGAGATGGGCGACCGCTACACCCTTGAGAGGCAAAGGCTTAAGGAGTCGATGCAAGCCTTCCCGATCACTGAGCGCGTCAACGGACAGACTGTGACGCGGCGCGAAAGTGCTGTCGATATTCTTCGCAGAGACCCATCATCGTCGCGTCGATTTGATGCGCGATTTGATACACCCGGACTGGCGCGCTACTGGAGAACCAACTGATGAACGAGCAAGATCCGTTCGGTCACCTCCCTCCGATCAACGCGCCAGCCACGACCACCCGACCCGGCGAAGATCCTTTCGAGCGGCTCCGTCAGGCAGAGTTCGTCGAGCGGAGACGCAGCCAAGAGGCGCCGAAGACGCCGCAGACCTTCGTCGAGCATGCTGCCGACATCCTGGGCGCTGGCGCGGCTGGTGTGGGGCGCGGGATCGTGTCGCTGCCGGGCATCGTCGGCGACATCGGTCAGCTTTACGAGCGCTCCCCTGCCTACGCAGCATGGGTTCAAAATCGCGTTCAGGAGCTGCGCGGCAAGGCGCAGCCCGGAACCGCCCGAAAGGCGTATGAGGAGCGGCTCGCTCCAATTGAGGAGCGTATGACGCCGGGCGAGCGGGCCGGAACCGAATACAGAATTGCCGGCGTTCCCGTCCCCACCGGGCAGTCCATGGTGAACTTGGCCGCCGGAGCGGTTCCGAGCATCAAGTACGAAGGCAAGACGCCGACATCGCGCGTCGTCGGCACCGTTGGTGAGTGCGTCGGGCAGGTTCCCGCTACGTCCGCCGTGTCGATGGGTGTGCGTGGCGCACTGGGTGCGCCCAAGGCCGCTGGAGCGGGTCAGGCAGCGGTGCGTGAGCTTGCGACCACCACGGGGGCTGGGGCAACCAGCGGGGCCGCCGGCGAGGCTCTGAGGGGCACCGACGATGAGGCCGCTGCGCGCGTACTCGGCGTGGTGCCGGGCATGCTGGCTGGCCGCGCCATAGCTGGCCGCACGCCTGCCGCCACGGCGGAGCGCAGCGAGCGCATCGCTGGCGACATCGTTCGCGAGACCGATCCCGACATCACTCGCCGCCAGCCGATGCTCGACAAGACGCTGGAAGGCGTGGAGCCTACGTCGGCGCAGGCTTACGGCTCGCGCATGGAGGCGCTGGAACGCGCCGTGCCGGGCGGCCAACAGGCTGCACGCACGCAGGCTGACCAGAGCCGCATGATCGTTGAGCGCGCTGCCGCTGCAATCCCGGAGGAGATCCAGCCGGGCGGCGTCAAGGACACGACCGTTAACCCGATGTCGATGTCATCGTCGGAAGCGCAGAACCTCTACCGAGCCATCCAAGAGCCGGCCCGCGTGGCCTATGAGGCTGCGTGGAAGCACCCGGCATTCACGCAGGCGCGCTACAACTCCAGCGCCGTGGGTCAGGCAATTGACGATGCGTTCAAAGAGATGGGCACGGCTCGGTTGAGCATTGGCAACGACGTGATGCAGCAGATCAAAGCGCTCAGGAAATATCCGGGCGGCCAGATCCCGTTTGCTGACGTGCAGCGCCTCAAGGCCGATGTGAACTCGGTCCTGCGAGATCCAGCCGCAAAGCCCTCGGCGGTTTCCGCTGCAAAGGCAATTTCGACCAAGCTTGATGACATGATGACCGACACGAAAGCCGTGTCGAACATCTTTATGAAGGGCGTTACGCCCTCTGAGGTTGGTGCTGCGTTTGACAATGCGCGCACAATGACGCGCGAGTACAAGAGCACGTTCGAGACGCCAGCCACAAAGCCTCTCTCAGAAGTTCATAGCCAATATCATTCTGAGGCCGGTCGCCCGATCATTGAGCCGGAGCTGTTCCTGTCCAAGGTGCTCGGATCGCCCGACGAGGCGCTGTCGCGCTACCGCGAGATCCAAAACATTCCGGGGGTCGATGTGGCTCGCCCTGTCGGGGATTGGGTCGTGTCGAAGATCCTTGGCGGAAAGGCGTTTATCACGCCGGAGATGATCGCCAGCTTCCGCAAGAACCCCGGCTATGACGGCCTGATCCGCGAAGTTCCCGGACTTGAGGCACGCTTGGATCAGATCGCCAGCACGGGGCTCGGCAACCAGATCGTCATGTCCCTGTCGGACGCCATACAGCGTGATCCGGCAAAGCTGTCGAGCTGGATCAAGAATAACCGGGCCGACATCAATAAATTCGTGACCGACCCGGATGGCCGTGCGTTCATCGACCGCGTCAATCAGTCTGCCAACATCCTGAAGAAACTCCCGGTCAACGAAGAGCTTCCGCAGGGTGCTCAGCAGCGACTAAAGCTGCTGTCGAGCGGCGACATGTTCACGCTGCTGCACGGTCGCGCCATTGGCGCGTTCTCGGGCGCGACGGTAGGCTACGCGGCGGGCAAGGCGCTCGGTATGACCATTCCTACCCAGATTGCCGTTGAGGCTCTAGGGATGGCCGCAGGCGCTACGGCATCGCAGGTTATGAGCCCCGTGACCCGGTTTGCGGCGCGAATGGTCTACGGCACCACGCAGGAGCAAGCTATGGCGGCCCTCCAGCGCGCTGTTACTGATCCTCAGTTCGCCCGCTTCTTGGCGCAAAAGCCGTCCGAAGCGAACACACTGCGGCTGGGGGCTTTTCTGCGCGAGATGAGCGCGCGCGCCCCGGTGCTCGGCATGGCGGCGGAGCGCCTTCCTGACGAGCCTGCGCCGCCGCCCAAAACGACTGAGGAGATGTATCGCGAACTCACCATTCCGCTTCAGCGTCGCGGTCGCGCAACTGGCGGTGCGGTGAACCTTCGCGAACTCGCCAAGACGGCGAAAAATCATGTAACATCCAGCACTGAAAAGCTCCTTAACGAGCACGACGATACCGTCGCCAAGGCGCTTGAAGTTGCCAACAAGCACATCTGAGGGGGCTTAAATGGCCAGTTCTTTCACCACGAACAAGAACATCGAGAAGCCCGGCTACAACGACTACGCCGCCAACCCGACAGGCTGGTCTGGTTCGGTCAACGCCGACTGGGACATCATCGACAGGGCGTTCGGTGGCGTTCAGGCTAAGAGCACAACGGGCGGCACGACGGGTCTTACTATTACCGAGACCCAGAACCTTGTCCTGACGTTTAGCGGAACGCTTACTTCCAACGCGACATTTACGCTGCCCCTCAACGCCGCCTCGACAGGCATCGTCGCCGGTCAGTGGATCGTCCGCAACTCGACTTCCGGCGCGTTCACCCTCTCGATCTTTCCCGTTGCTGGTGGCGGAACGTCGGTCGTGATCCCGCAGGGGCAGGTCAGAGTTATCTTTTCTGACGGCACAAATGTCGCGGAAACGGTGTCTATTCCGGTTCAGTTTCCATCTGGAACAGCAATGTTGTTTGCACAAACTTCTGCTCCAACGGGATGGACAAAATCAACGACGCACAACAACAAGGCTTTGCGTGTCGTGAGCGGAGCGGCCTCAAGCGGCGGCTCTGTGGCTTTTACGACAGCATTTGCGTCGCAGTCAGTTTCCGGCACGGTTGGCGGAACTTCGTTGAGCATATCTCAGATCCCTGCGCACAGGCATTACGCTTTTCTAAATGCCTCGGGATCAAACGCTCAGATCGGAGGTGAGGCTCGTTCACAGGTAGCGTATACCGCCGGCAATCCTGCGTCCGGGTATTACATACGTGGCGACGACACAGTAAGCGAACCCACTCTAGGTCCGAGCAGCGCAACTGGGTCTGGCTCTTCCCACGACCATACGTTCACCGGGACAGCCATCAACCTCGCCGTCGCCTATGTTGATGTCATCATCGCGACGAAGGATTAAACATGGAACTCAAGAACGGATCGTTCTGCCCGCTTATCAAGAAGGACTGCGTGCAGCTCAAGTGCGCTTGGTTCACGATGCTGCGCGGCACGAACCCCAACACTGGCAAGGAAGTGGATGAGTGGATGTGCGCAATAACCGCGCTTCCTCTCTTGCAG